TTTTAGGAATTGTTAAGTTTTATCGGGAATATGATGACCCAAAGGAGACTGAAAAATGATGGAATGGATAGCTGAAATTATTGGAATTGTGACTGCCGTGGTTTGTGCCGCGAGTTTTATCGCATCAGTGACCAATACTCCAAAAGATGACGAGCTACTAGGCAAGCTCTACAAGGCTATAGAAGTCTTAGCCCTTAACATTGGGAAGGCAAAAATGTTGCCACCAAAAGACTGATGGACTTAATACAGTTGGTCTTTATAGGATTGTGTGTCTGGGGCGCGTATAACGCTTATAGGGAGACTTAGATGGCTACCCCATTTGTTTATACGTGTACTCTTGATCGTGTCGTTGACGGCGATACTGTTGATGTGAATTTAGACTTGGGATTTTCTATTATTCTAGCTAAACAGCGAGTCAGGCTAGTAGGTATTGATACTCCAGAATCACGCACCAGAGACTTAGCTGAAAAGAAGCTAGGCTTGCAAGCTAAAGAATTATTGCAAGAGCTAACGACAGATGGATTTGTTCTTGAGTCACAAGGTCGTGGCAAGTACGGTCGGATATTAGGCGTTCTATGGGATTTTGATGGCAACAGTATTAATCAAAAGTTAATAGATGCAGGGCTGGCTGTAGAGTATTGGGGCGGCACTAAAGTAAAAGTATGGGGTGATTATTAGTGCAGATAAGTGAAGAAGGCATCGCCTTAATTAAAAAGTTTGAAGGCTGTAGGCTAGAATCTTATCTATGCTCGGCTGGCGTTCTGACCATAGGGTACGGTCATACTAGAGAGGTTTTAGAAGGCGCACAGATCACACAAGACGAAGCGGATGAAATGCTTTGGAAAGATATAAAGAGCTTTGAAGGGTATGTCAACGATCTGGTCTTTGTGCCATTAGAGCAGTGTCAGTTTGACGCTCTGGTTTGCTGGACTTTTAATCTGGGTGCTACCAATCTTGCAGAATCTACGATGCTTAAAAAACTTAATGCGCTGGAATATGCAGAAGTACCTTACCAAATGCGGCGATGGAATCGCGCTAAAGGCAAGGTCTTAGATGGGTTGGTTCGGCGCAGGGAAGCAGAAAGCCTATTGTTTCAAGGCAAAGAGTGGCATGACGTATGAGCCTATCGCGTAAACAAAACAAACGATTAGGTGTTTTGCTGGGTGTCATGTTCCGCGATGATGTGCCAGAGCCTTTAATAAACGAAGCAGTCAAAGATGGCTACATTGAAAAGAATGACGCAAGCATCAAGATAACGCCTAAAGGCTTAGACGAAAAAAATAGACTCTGCACTTTGGCAGGTCTAAATGTCAAATACGGATTTGAAAAAAAAGATTAAGCTACTGGCTGTTGTAGCTCTTGAAAATATAGCTCTAATAACTTAGCTACTCTAGGATTGATTTTTGCGTAATCACCTTCAAATCGCGCAATCATTGAAGCGTTGGGCTTGCCCTTAGAATTGTATCCAAGATATGCCGCGACTTCTGCTTGAGTTATCCCAGCTTGGGTTCTAGCTGACTGCAAATCTTTTCCGTTTATAATATTCATAAATTCCTCTAGTTAAACAAAATCACTACGCCGTTTTTTCGTACTTGCGCAACGTCAATGCCATCTTTATCTCTCAAAATAGCAAACTGTCTAATTGCTCTAGGATTGCTAACGTAGCTAGTTTCCTCACAAACATTTATCACAGTTGTTTTTTTTGCCGCTTCACTCATGTACAAATTTTTAAAAGCTGTAAAAGTCATTTTATTTTCCTCAAGTTATAGTATCAATTTATGTTGCTATTATAACATTAAATAAAAATACAATGCAACAGTTGGTATCCTAGCCTTTGACTCTACATGTTTTATGCTTGGCGAGTCGTTACACCATTTATGCTAGACAAAAAATTTCAAGGTTCTATGCATATCTAGTGAGGCTAGGTTTAAGGCAATACCATGTTACCATGCTAAAGGAGAACAGAAGTCTAATGGTACTAGAAATACCTCTAACTTAGGACTTCTTTTCCAGCCAAGCAACCTAATTCTCTACAGCTCTTAATTCTAATAATTTGGGATTTAGCACGCTTTTTTGGAAAGCATGGCTATTAAAATCAGGATCGCATTTCAACAAGATGTCATTCAAAATCTTCCAATCCTCAATATGTGGCAACCAGCCTTCATTCTGCATAGCCCTTGCCATCTCAAGGTATAGCTTGTTTGAGTCAATCCTAGTCATTTTTTTTCCTCCAGTACCAATCCCACTCATCGTAGAGAATGATCGCTACACCTATCGCAATCAAAATATATAGTATTTCCATCTTATCCTCCCAATAGAACAACCGCATGCTTCTGTGGCGGTGTTGTAAGTCTATTTGTAATAATTGCTTGTATCGCGCCAGTAAAATCTACTAAGAAGTAACTATTGCCATATACGGCATCATTAGCCACCTCATAGCTAGATTCTTCATCTATTGGCGCAGTGTTACTAAGACTTAGATTGCACTCGTCGTACAAGTGCGCGGCATAAAGGTATAGAGCTTTTTTGTACCCTATATTATTACTATAGTCATAGGTTTTTTCTTGTAGATACATTACGCCACTATCCTTTGCTCTGCTCTAGCTTCAGTTGCATAGCCACCAATAGTCTTGTCAGGAGAAAAGTACATGTCGCGCTCTACTCGCATTGCTTTTAGGCTTGGCAAGTCAACATATCCTAGTTCTGGGTATCCGCAACCTAAGTCGCATAAGCCAAAAAATTCTAGGGTATCGGGATTAAATTCTGTTATTAACCAAGTTGCGCTACCACCAGCAAACAGTTTGATTACTGGGATAAAGTCTGTTGCGCCACCGTTATCGGTATTAGTTACGTGGTTTTTGATAAGCCTTTCACGTTGGGCTTGCGTCATTAGTTTCATGCTATATTCCTCAATTTATCGTTTAAAAATATTATTATAATAACTATTAAAACAAAATGCAACTACCTAAAATCTTTTGGTTCTGGATAACAACTATCTATATATCGGTTTGTTTCTGTACAGATACCTTCGTAGTGCATATAACGATTATTTTTACTATGTTCTTTCGGCAAGATGTACGGGGTTTTATCTTTTAGGTCAGACAACAGATCATTAAACATCTGCGTTGCATTTTTGTAGCTTTTTGGATGAATGTGATCGGCTAACCACTCCGCGTGACGTACACAATCTGGATCTTGATTGTCGCCTAACTCACAGTAGATAGTTAGAAGTTTCAGTATCGGGTTAGACTTCATCTTCATACCCATAAATATCTCCCCATGTGCGCGGTGGGTTTTCTTCGCATTTATCGCAAAGCAATCTTTGACCATGTATACCAGTAGAGCCACAAGGCATTTCGTGGACTGTTACTTCATATCCACGATCTGCGCCATGTTCTACGTTTTGTTGTACTGTATTAGGGCAAGGCATTTCTAAACGCATCCTCAGTGGATTCTTTTTTGAAGACTTTGATAGCTTCTTCATACGCCATCTGATTCAACTTGACTGTATTCCTAAACGGATCAGCTGCAGCACAACTGCGAGTAATCATGTCAACCTCATACTGATAATGGTCTGTTTGCCAGAGTATGTATTTTGTATACCTCTCAGTCATAACATCCAACTCGTATTTGGTTTCAATTAGCGTTCTTTGTATTGACATTCTTATTCCCTTTTCAATTTATTTATTTAATTTACAAGTGTTATAATAATAACATTACCCATAAGTGTCAACACTTTCTTCAAGCATTGTATCTACTTGATTTAAAAGGGTTTCTTCTGTGCCATAAGCCTCTACGAATCTTTTTTTGTATGGGTGTCGGCTAATAGGCTCTTTATCAGAACCCATGCGATGATGCTCAAAGCATAGAGGTAAGACTTTTAGGTGCGTACCTTTTTTAATCTTTCCATAGACATGGTGGATTTCACAAGGTCGTTTGCCAAAACCTAAGTTATAACAAACCACACAGCCAAGCTCATTCACTCTCGCCATATGCAGACGTTCTTCTGCGGTAGGTCTGCGACCTTTAAGCCCCATATCTTTTCTTTTCCTCACGCATGTTTACCATCTTGGTTCGCCATTCCTCAAAGCCAGTTTCTAGTGCTTTTAGCTCAATTTTAAGACCAGCCAGCGCACCTTTGGCGACACCCAAACGTAATCGCGCTTGGTACAATTCATCACTATTGTCAGCTTGATTTTTTTGCGCGTTTATAGTTTTGTGACCACTAGCCGCCGCTTGTAACTCTAACCTAGCTTGCAATCGCTTTATGTCAGCATCACATTTGATTAGCTCATACTCTCCAGCACTTATGTTTGGACTCATAGAGCGTATCTTGTCTTGCCAGCTTTCTATAATGTCATCAGACATTAGAATGGTGCTTTTTTAGACGTTGCCTTTTCAGAATCCCAGCCTTTCGTTTGAGGCGGTTTTTCTGCGTCATCTAAAGGCAAAAAGCCAATAGAGGTATATGGAGTGCCAGACTCTTTGCCAGTTTTAGCCCAGCAACCGAGCTTATACTGCTTGCCATTGTGTGTGACCTTGCCACCCATGTCAGGTGATTTTGGATCTAATTTTTCACCATTCAAGTGAATTAACCCTAGTGACATCATAAATTCGTATTTAGACTCACCTAGATTATTTTTAGATTCTACGATAGCTCCGTAATACTTAGTGCCTTCAATAGTAAAGCTACCTTTCCGCTTGATTACAGAATCGTTTTCATGCCACAAGTAACCTTGTAACTCATCATTATATTCTTCACTCATCTTATACTCCTGTAAGGCGGTATTCATAGCCTTTTTTGTTGTCAATTCTACGTTTTAAAATTATCTCACCTGTTAATGGCAAGCTATATTTTTGTCTGCATTTGTATTTTCTAATATTTCTAATAGATGCAGATATGCTTGGCTCACCATAAAAAGTGCCAGTATTGTTTTTTATCACCCTCTGTAGATCCCAAAACGTCCACCAGTTGCCATTTCTAAGGCACATATGGACACAATCATCTAATGTAAACTTACTCATTACTTATACAAAGATTGCAGTTTTAAGAATGACTCAGCATCAGCACCAGAAGCATCTAAACTTACAAGCTCTATATTGCCCTTGTTGGTTTTGTATAGTGATTGATGCGCTACATTATCTGGATCTTTTAATCTGTCTCTGCATTGTTTGAGGTAATCTTTGACACTGTTTGTGCTGTATATAATGTTTTTACCAGTAGTATCAGTAAATTTATACTTACGAACGGCGTTCATAGCCCCCTCACCATCATCATCTTTTCCACCTATACCAGCGGCAAGGCTTAAACTATAGCGGCGAGCGTAAGTGTACGCACTGCCGTATGCTTGCGGATCATCTTTTTTAGCAGGTACATGAACTTTCCCAGCAGATAAATGTGCGCCATGTCCGTAAAAAACAGTTTCTACAATAACACCTGTATCAGATGGGTATGATTTTTGCTGTATTAGTACGCCTTGCTCATTAAATGCTTGTTTACAAGTAAGTAAGACGCTTTCTAAATTTGCGTATGTGCTTTTGTGAAAAGGGTTATTACTATCTTTCAGCGCATTATCAATGTTTTTTTGTGCTTCAAGTAACGCTTCAATTAATGCGTATTTGTGAGTAAGTTGTGGTTCGTTTTCATCAATATGGTCAGTCATATTTTCACCTTATTTTAAGTAATTTATATTTATCATTGTAACAATTTATTATTTTAGAAACAACTGGTATGCTCCTTCTCGTTCATTCTTTCCCCAGTAGTCCCACCAGTTTGTATTGGATACATCAGGCTCAAGATTCGTTGCTTTACACACTTCAGCTATGTCATCACTGACTGCTAGCATTCTATACATTTTGTTCATGATTCTTTCAATAGTTACAATGTGCAACTCAATCTCAGGAACTTCAAACGTAACCAGATCGCAAGATTTAGTAAGTGTATAAACATAATCTATGAATGGCTTTTTGTTTGTAGCTAGCGCATAAAATGTTAGTTGGCGATTATAGTCGTTATTGTTCTTAGGTCTTTGGCTTGCGGTCTTTAGGTCGCGCACTTCATGTTCATATTCAAGATCAAGTATACCGCGCATAGGTATGTCAAAGTTGTCAAAGGTATGCTCTACCCATTTCTGACAAGCTATCGGCACGCCAAGTTTTGCATATTGCGGAATGATTTTTTCTAAAGTTGGCTTAACTTGAAGCTGTTTCTTTGCGCACGTAGCCCAGTTATAACGCTCATAGTTAGCATCTGTTACTTTTTGATGGGTTTCAGAATATACCTCTAAGGCTTCATTAACCGCTTGGTCAACAGAAATGCCGTCCATCACAGCTCTTGTAATACCTTTCTCTATAGCATTTCCGTAAGTAAAGGGTGGGGCATAAGATTTATCTCTGTACCCAGCAATGTTGACCAACCATTTAGCTGGATTTTTTGCAAACTTGTTTATACTGCTAGGCGAAAGGTACTCTTTGCCGTGTGTAGCAAATACTTTTTTTACATCATTCATTTAACAATTATAGTTATATTAATAACTAATTGCAATAGTAATTACTTATGTTATATTAGCAACATGAGTATACAAGCATTGAACTGGTGCATAAAAGCACGTACAGACACACCCACAACAAAATTAGTTTTATTTATTCTTTCTAACTACGCTGACGAACAAGGCAGTTGCTACCCTAGCGAAAAAAACCTAAGTGATGTAGTTGGAGTAAGCGATAGACAGATACGTAGATGTCTTAAGTGGTTGATAGATAACAACTTTATAAGATCATTAGCTAGGAAAGGAACAAGCAATAGATATTTTTTATGTATGGACGTAGATGACCATAGGGGTATGGACATGAACACCCATACCGTTAGGACACCCATGTCCACCAATACTAAAGACAATACAAAAGATATATACAGTGATGAGTTTTCAAAGTTTTGGACAATATATCCGCGCAAGGTTGGTAAGTTTCCAGCCGCTAAATCTTTTGCAACAGCTCGCAAAACTGCATCATTCAAAAAAATTATGGAATCATTGGTTTCATTTGCAGAACTGAACAAGCACACGGAAGAGAAATTTATACCGCACGCGCAAACGTGGTTAAACCAGAAAAGGTTTGAAGATGTTGTTATAATAAATAAAAATAGTGCTAATACGTTAGCTGGATAAATTGAAAGGACAGAATATGCAAAAAAATATGTATGACGTATTGAGAGATGAGAATATAAAACTAAAGCATTACCAACAAGGCACAGAAAAAACCAAGTGTCCAGAGTGCCAACCACCCCACAAAGCAAGCGACAACCCTTTAAGCGTTACAATAGAAGGCGATAATGCAGTGTGGAATTGTCATCACTGTGGTTACAAAGGGACTACCGCTACATCTAGCAATTTTGTAACACCACCCAAGAAAACCTATATAAGACCAACATTACCCGAAGAAAAATATACTCCAGATACACTCTATAGTTACTTTTCTGAGCGCGGTATTAGCAAAGAAACAGTAGAGGCTCAAGGCATTTATGCCGATGGCGCATGGATTGCGTTGCCGTACTATGATGAAAATAATCAAGTGGTCAATATAAAGTACCGCACTAAGTCTAAAAAATTTAAGCAAAGCCCAAACGCGCAGAGAACACTATACAATTATGTAAATGCTTACGATAAAGACCTTGTTATATTTGTAGAAGGCGAAATAGATGCTCTTACTGTTATGGAGTGTGGTTACAAGAATGTTGTTACGTTACCAGATGGCGCACCACAAGAGGCTAAGTTTAATGAGAAAGACGCTAGATTTACTGCATTAGAAAACTGTCCACTTAAAGCCAATAAGATTGTATTGTTTCTTGATAATGATGAAGCTGGGAAAAGCCTACATGCAGAATTATTGCATAGGTTTGGCAAAGACAGATGTTGGTACGTAGATTATCCAGCAGAGTGCAAGGACGCAAATGACATCATGCTTAAATGTGGGGCAATAGATGTTATCAATGCAATAGATAATTCACAACCGTATCCAGTAGACGGACTCTATACGGCAAACCAATACTATGGGTCGGTGTTAGATTTATATAATGGCAACTATACCAAGCCTATAGAGGTTGGTTATGACGGACTAGATGAGATATACAAGGTACTAAAAGGCACATTCCACGTAGTCACAGGCATACCAAATCACGGCAAGTCTAGTTTCTTAGATCAAATGCTCGTAAAAATAGCAGAAAACCATAACTGGCGTTATTGCTTGTATAGCCCAGAACACTCTACATCTATGCACTTACGCCGATTGGCACAGCTAAGATTACGCAAAACATTTGATGAAGGCTTTGTAAACCGCATGACAGAGGAAGAATTACAGCAAGGATTAAACTGGATCAACGAGCATTTTTACTTCATAGAAACCAGAGACACCGTACCAGACATTGACCATATACTAGATATAGCTAAAGGCAGTGTACTCAAGCATGGCTGTGATGCGCTAATCATTGATCCATACAATGAGGTATCCGCTAAACGCAGTGGTAATGCTAGAGAAGATGAGCATATTAGAGACTTTATAAGCAAGTGCAAACGGTTCGCTAGGGTACATGATGTGGTGGTATGGATAGTAGCTCACCCCACTAAGCTACCAAAAGAAAACAACGGTAGTTATAGTCCACCTACAGCCTATGACATCTCTGGCGCAAGTCATTGGTCTAACCAGAGTGATGCAATACTGACTGTACATAGAAACTTTGATGATAATACGGTAAGGGTTATTACAAGGAAAATAAGAGAGCAGGGTTTATATGGTAAAATAGGCGAGGTAAAATTTGTTTATGACTACCAAAAACGACAGTTTGAAGAAGATACAAGAAATGATATAGTGGATTTCTCCAAGTGGAGTAAGTAGCGTAGGAGCGCAATATGACAACTAATGTGCCATCAGAAATAATTTCATTTAGTGTTGATACATTAATTCCGTATGATCGCAATCCTAAAACACACCCGCAAGAACAAATACAACAACTAGCAAACAGCATAACCGAATGGGGTTGGACAGTACCAATATTAATTGACGAGAATCAGACAGTGATAGCTGGTCATGGAAGATTGTATGCGGCTAAACAACTTGGCATGAAAGATGTTCCATGCGTGATTGCAAAAAATTGGAGCGAAGATCAAAAAAAAGCATACATAATTGCAGATAATCGGTTGTCACAAAATGGCTCATGGGACAATGAATTATTAAATGAAGAACTTGATTATCTGTCTACAAATTTTGATATGCAGTTAATGGGGTTTACAGAAACAGATGTTGATATGCTAAAAGCATCACTCAATGATGTTGAGTTTGTTTTGCCAGATATTACAGAAAATGCCGTAACACCAGAAGAAATACCGTTAAACCCAACAAAAACAACAGATGGATACGTTGAATTTTCCGTGGTGATAACAGCAGAAGAAAAGAAACGCGTCATAGATAAGTTAAATATAATAGCAAATGACCACTCTATAACAGGACATGGAAACTGTTTAGTAGCAATGTGTGATCTAATTTAAAAGTATAGCAATGGTTACAAAAATAAAAACAAAAAACTACTTAGATACTAACGTCTATGAAGAAGCAAAAAATAGAATTAGGTATTTATATAGCATCTATGACGATATTGAAGTTTCATTTAGCGGAGGCAAAGACTCCACGGCTATGCTGTTATGTTGTATTGACGTAGCTAAAGAGCTAGATAGATTGCCAGTAAGTGCGTTTTTTTATGATGAAGAAGCCATACACCCTCCAACAATAGACTATGTAAAAAGAGTACATGATAGCGAAGAAGTAGATTTGAAATGGTATTGTTTGCCAGTTAAACATCGCAACGCTTGTAGTAATGAGCAACCGTTTTGGTATTGCTGGCATCCCGAA